TCATCCAATTGTACCAGAAAACCGGTGAGTTTTGGTATTTCCAACCTGTAATTTAGCAAAGCCGGCTAAACCTAATTGTTCTGCTGTGCCGAAAGGAATCTCATCATCTTTTAAAGCAATCTCAAATTGATGTACTAATACCCAATAACTTTTCATATTTGCTCCCGAAATCATTAAATTTTAAGTCAATTTGTTGAAATAATTGGCGTTTTTCTTTTTCATCTAAAACTCGGTATTCACCGCTATCTAAATCACCAAGCTGAAATTGCCCTAAACCGACACGGATTAAGCGCAGGGTCGGAAAGCCGATATGTGTTGTCATTCGGCGTACTTGGCGGTTTTTCCCTTCGTGAATTTTTAGCTCAATCCAACTGGTTGGAATGGTTTTCGTTCTCGAATTTTGGGGCGGTTTGCCATTCATAATTCGGGGCGGAAATCGCTTTCGCTTTTGCCGGTTTGGTTAAGCCATCTTTCAATTCAACACCTTTTTCTAACTTAGCTAAATCTGTAGCTTGCGGAATACCTTCCACCTGTGCGAGGTAAGTTTCTGCTTTTCAAATTTAGGATTCGCTAAGCGGTGCTGAATTTCTCCGTTATTAGTGAGTAACAATAAACCTTCACTATCACGGTCTAAGCGACCGACCGGATAAACCTGTGGAATCGGAATAAATCTTTCAGCGTTTGTCGCCCTTGTTCATCAGTGAATTGGGTTAGCACGTCAAACGGCTTGTTAAACAATACGACCACAGTATCTTCAAACGAAAGTTGTGGTTTAAGCGGTCGTTTTTGGTTCTATTTTGCAAGTTCGGTTTGTTTGTTGCAGAACGAGCTTTATTTTTTGATTAAATTTAGCTTTAAACATCATTTATTTCTTTAAGTTAGCCCAAGCGACCGAGAGTAAAATAATCGCACCGCCAATCAACATTTTAATGTCGGTACTTCGTTGTTGCGAGCCAAAAAACTGCGAAACAAATCTGAAAAACTGCGAAATAAATAATTTTAAATATTTCGTTGTTTTAATGAAAAACACTCTTTAAACTGTAGTTAAAGAGCGTTTAAATTAGAACTTGAATACAATGTTATCTTCGTACCTGCCAGAGTAACTTGCTGATACATTTACCGCTATACGCTTATAATCCTTAACGTATGCCAGTTGTTCCATCTGTCCTCGAGCATTGCATCAATAAAGCGTATAAACTCCGACTTGTTGAGCTAAAGAAACATAAGGAGGTCGAGTCAAATTGATTAACCTTAAGAAATCAACCAAATCAAAGTAATTTCTTGCTTATAGTTTTCCTGACGTGTGCATAAATACGGTGGATCTAATACAAATAACGCTTTAGGATTATTGGTATATTTGGAAGCAATGAATGAAAACTTTCACTGACTACCTCAATACCATCTAAATAACCGTCAGCACTTGGATAATCAGACTTGCGAATGCGGTTCCAAAATCTTCTTTGAATACATCATCTAACGTTTTACTTGCTGACCACTAAACATAACCAAGAGCATAAAATATGCTCATTGATATAACCATCAAAGCCTTTAATTATCTTAATAATCTGAGCTTTCACGCTATTTGGTACTTTCTTCTGCTTCGGATACTTAGCAAGTAAAGGAAATATTTCTCTACGTAAGCGGTTAATATCATCAATATGCTTCAATCGCTCAGAATAGCCGTCAAAATCGTTGTAAATAACAGTTGCTTTAGGTTTTAGCTGTTTAGCAACGTGGCTCAGTAATCCAGAACCACCAAAAGCATCAATGATAGTCCAACTATCGCCATCATCTGGTATATGATCATTTAAGAGACGTTCGAAATGTTTTAAAAACATTCTTTCTGCCCAACAAACGGAAGAGGAGCTTGTTTAAAGTGAGTTTGATTTGCCATAGTTAGTCCTTATCTCTATGGCGTTCCGACGCTCGTGGCGCTCCGACACTCAAATCAAAATTAGTATTATTAATTGTTTTACAGCGCACACACTTGATTTCAAGTGAGATTGCTATGCCAATAGCTAGCAATTTATTGCAGCACTGACATCTGATTTCTTTTTATTTTGCATTGTTACATTTCGCAGTTTTACTGATTTATGTTATTCTGCAATAACCCTCGACGGGTATAGCAGCAGTTCAATGCAAGTCCAGATTGCTTTGAGCCGAGGTAAGTGATGTTGCAGCATAGCTTACCTCGCTATATTTTAGAGTTTGCTAAACTCTGGCGGATATTGCTTACGATTTAGTTCGCTTTTATACGCTGTTTCGCAATGTTTTTCGTCGCGAAATAAACTATTTACGAACTTATACCAAAAGCGCCAGCGTTTTTTGGGTTCTTTTCCAATACTGCTCCACGATAGCAACGACTGCTAAATGTTTCGTCCGCAGCGCCGCAAGTCAGTGCATTTGCCAACTGGTCGATAGCAATTAGTACATGATAACACCAGTTTTTAAATTTACTTTTCATCTTGTTGCTCCTTTATGTAGTCTTCATAAGTTTTGTCCAGCCCGTTGAGTAATCGTACTCTTCGGGATTATCTGTGTGTTCAAGTGCCATTTTATGTACTAACGCATTTTGCACATTAGCAGTTTTGTCTTGCATGATTTTAGCAATTACTGCAGTAAGTTCTGACTTGCCAAAATTCGGCATGACTGAATTGTCGGCGCAAATCCAAGCTGTTTTGTGTCACCAATTAAATCAATGCTTGCTTTAAATCCAAGCAAGTTTTGATATGCGGGCTCGTTATTATCAAACCACTTGCCGAGCGACTCGACGTAAACGCCAGTGCTATTTTTCTTGTCTCGCAACGCATTGATTTTATCTCTTACTTTTGAAATTTCTTCTGCTTTTTAGCTGCTTTTTGTTCTTTATTAATCTCCCATTGTATGCCGTTAAGTGTGTGATATGGACTTGGTCTTGGATCAATTAACACCGGATAACCATTATTATTTGTTATGATCTGCTTACCACTAGCTTGACCTTCAATTAGTAAAATATAATCATCGTTTTAACGATAACAGCTCCATCCGGCACAAAACCACCGTTGTCACTTGATAAAAACCACCATCTTTAAAGTAAATTGTCATTATTTCCACCGTCCTATCGCTAAAATTGCACGCGACACTTGCCCTGATTTATAGCGTGTCGTTCGTAGAATATGTAACTCACGCTAGTTGCATTACTCTTACTCAGTATGTTTGCTGATGCTATTGTATCTGTTGTTGCAGATGTCGTTATTTTTCAAAAAGCAACGGTGACGCAACAAACGCTACAGCCCAACTGAATGTTCTCTCCGCCCAATTCGTTAAATCATTTATTTCATATACGTGAGTCTGTATCATCGTCCCGTCGGGTATTTACGCACTTCGAAATTGCCGATTTTTGGTAAATCACATCCACCCCAACCACGTCCTCACGGCTGCCGGATTATCACAATAACGAGTATAATTATCTCCTGTATTATTAATTCTAAAAGCAATTGCCCCACTCATTGTGTTTGGTTTTGGTAAGTGGATCGAAATAAGCGACCATTTACATCCCTGAACCATCTCTCCTTACCAATTGGTTGGGTGTTGCATCTCTATCTGCGTCAACATCTAAAATAATAGTGCCATTTTTAGCGGGCAATATTGTTCAAACCCCTTACCGTCAGAATTTGTCCAGAATTTCCATTTTCTGTCTGGTAAAGCTTCGAATCTCGAAGACCAGCTTCCGTTAGAATCACTGCGAGTAATATCTAATCCACCGTAAGCTCCGCTATCGACTTGTACCCCGATATATCTTTACGATATTTCAAAGTGTTGCCAGTTTCTGTGAGTGGATTGTCTCTGATATCCGCAAAATCAGCTCCGTCGATTCGGCGCCATACTGGCTCTGCATTGTTTCCGGCAAAAGTTGACTGTACCCACACTCCGTGGTTAACAGTTTTGTGAGAATGAGGGATATACAACATTGCGTTTCCGCTTGACGCGCTAAATGTTATTCCCGAACCATAATTGTATATATTGCCCAGCCCCGTGACATTTGCATTTCTGCCCGCAATCCCGAAAACTGTGTTTTGCCCAAGCAAACTATTTAAGTTTTTGTTTTGATTTTGGCTGTCAACCTTATAAGCTGCATCTGCAATGTTTTTGCTTCGATTGCTTTATCGTAAGCGATTTCGCTGCTTTGCTTGTAGCAACAGTATCATCACTATTGCTATTAACAGCGCTGCTTTTTTGCTATTTGGATAAATTTGCTGTCCGCATCTAATTTATTTTAGCAATTTGTTGCGAAAGTACTTTACCGGCCTTTGCCGTAAGTGCTAACGCTTCGCTATCTAAACCGGCATCATTAGTAAGTTGCACTAAACCCGCTGTTGTTAAACTTGCTTTGTCGATTTCGTGAGTATGACCAGTTAAATCGTTTGAATTTTGGTTGTTGCTGTAATTTTTTTGGATTGATACGTTGTCCTGCTTCGGTAAGCGACTTACGCAAATACAGAGTACGATTAGCTAAATGTTTAATCGGCTTATTTGTTACGCCGTCAGCACCACCATGCACTGGATCATTTTCTTCAATTTGGTAAACATGGTTTTCCCATGTTGCAGTCTCTTTTACACCTGCCATTTTCATTCCTTTTTAGGTTAGGTTGAACCGTGGTTATATGCGCCGTTGTATGTCACTTTATTGTTGTAGCGAATCGGAGCGGATTTATAATCTAAAACCGCAAGCTGACAACGTGCGGGAGCGAAGTTGCGTAGCACTTTACGAATATTGCGAGCTTGTTCATTTGTGATTGGCTCATTCAGCTTAATTGCGTAGTGAGCCCAACGCTCATTCGCAGGAATTGATGTCACATTAGTGTTTTCGTACACACGTGCTTTTAGCCCTTCATCGATTTCAATTTCGCCAAGCCCTAATTTACGTAATACTTCACGAATCGCCCAAGGCGTGCCTTTTCGCCGGTGCAATTCGATTGCGCTCTTAATTAATGCTCGTTTTGATTCTGAACTATCCGCCATAAGTAAGCCGTCATAGCCTGTTACAGACCATTTTTCTGCAAGCAGCGGTATAAAATCATCACCGAGTAAATCAACGAGCGTTGTCATAATTTGCGATGTATCCAGCTGATTTAATCGCTTACTCAAATCAGCAAGGGCTGTGTATTTCGGGTCACGCACAATGATGTCTGCATACTTTAAATTAGCCATCACTACGTTCCTCTTCAACTTCAATTGATAGTGCCGTACAGTTTGCCCATTCTGTTTCACTAATAATTGTTTTTGGTGGTTGAATAAGATTAACGTCATAAACGCCATCAACACGCAATGCTGAAATAATTGCAGACGGGATAACATCTACTCCAAGTTTCTTGGTTTATCAGAAAGATAAAGCTGCAAAGCATCTCTTGCTTGAGTTTTTACTAAATCTTCACGATAGCCATCCAGTAACGTTAAGCGAGCGGCAATTTGATATTTACGCTCAGCTGGTGCAATAACCTCGACTGTATCGCATAAAGGTCGTAAGCGTTCTGCACTTACGTGGGAACGAATGTCATTAAGTAATCGTTCATCAGGTAAACCATCTTTAGCAAGTACCGCAATACGGACTAAACCACCTTTTGGCGTTGATATATTCACATCAGCAATATCTTGAGATACGGCTCGAACATGATAATCATACGCTGCAACAGAACCGCAGCTTGAAAAGCTTCCGGTGCAGCAAGAATGCGTTTGCGATAAGCATCGTCTTCTTCTTGTAAAAGGCCACCGCTTGGTATATCAATATTCTGTACAATCACGGTTGCTGTGGTTTCTAATGGCGAATTGAGTTTATTTATACGTCCAATTTCCCAACCATTACCTACCGTGCCGGTTTTATTACATGCCGCTTCAACTTCTACGTAAGAGATAAGCGGCGTAATCACATCATCATTTAACGTCGAAAATACAATTCATCATTGATTGCAACTTGAGTGCCTTTTGGAATAACAATTGAGCGATGCTCTCCACTAACAGAAAACGTAATATAGTACGAGCAGGTTTATCTTGTAAGCGATAGCAGCCGAGAGTTTCACCACATAAATCAAGTGCTAATCCCGTTGCTGTTTGCGGAAATGTTTGTCGAAAGGCTTCGTTAATACTTTTACGAGACAATGATTCTCTGAATGCATACACATTAATGATTAAACGTTCAATCTGAGCCGGTTGTAGCTGTTTCCCCGTATCTCTTTCATACTGCGCAATGCTATCTGCTAAAATTCGTTTTACGTCTTCTGGCACAACAGTAATGTCATAACGATTTTAATATCCATTTTCTACCTTAGTTTGATAAATATCACGATATACGCTATCAGTTAGCGTCCAAGAAATAGTAAATTCGAAATGAGGTGCCGAGCCTGATACATCAACATTCTCAACATTGATACGAGGTTCCCATTTTTGTAACGCAAATGTAATTTCTCGCACAAAATTAGGGATCGCTTCGTCCTCGGGGTAGTCAATATATTTGAAATGATCTGAACCAAAATCTGGTCGCAATACGTCTGTGCCTTTAATTGTGTTTAAAATATTTGCTATACAAGCGTGAATATCATCCACGCCTTGCAACACATTTACAGCACTATTAATAGGCGCAAGTTGCCAGTGAGTTGTGAGGATTGATGTCGTATTATTCATATACGACATCATAGGAGGGATTGTGTAATCGGTATTTTAAATCAATTTAAAGGTTTAAATAGGAGTAGTCGTAGGTTTCCCGTCACCTTGTGACGTATGTCTATGAGTGCCTAGCTCAGTATTACCTTGTTTGACTTTTGGGGCAGATACTTCATCTTTAGATTTAATAGCTTTTGTTGCATTAATTGCGCCATTTACTTGCAAGTCACCGTTAATTTCGCTGTCCGCATTAACTACTGCTTTTGCAGCGGTGACAGTAACTGTACCGGATGTATTTACTACGACATCACCGGTTTTTCGATTATGCGATATTTCAGTACCGTTCTTAAATTTGTGTAACCAAATATCACTATTGGAAACCGGTGTCGTATCTTGTTCATTATAAATAGCGCCAAGCACGCACCCATTTTCGCCGTAAGCGTCAAGCAGTAAAGCGACTAATTCTCCCTCATCCGGTAAACAGTAAAACTGATTACTACCGGCATTAGCAACAAGCACCGGTAGCCAATATGTTTCTAAATCTTCGAGTGCGGGTATTTTACAGCGCACTTTATGCGTTTTAGCATCCACCGCTGTCACAATGCCTTCTTGATAAGTTGCACCAAAATTATGCGTTTGTTGATTCATTTCCGGTTGTTTCCATTGCTATGGTTTGTAAGTCATCTGCGATAAATTCAATCATTCGTACTTCAATATTTGTAATATAACCTTGCCCCGAGCAATAGAGTGTCGTGATGATTGATGAGATATTTACCGCTAAAAATCCCTAAATTGCGTAACATAATTGTTGAGCCAGCTACCAACTTAGGATTACCGATAATAGTAATTTCACCTGCACATCGTTCTTCGTCTTGAGCTTCAAGAGCTGCTTGAGCTCGGGCATCAATTTGTTCGTAGCTTTCGCCCCGGGTAACGATTTTAAGCGTGTCTTCATTTGAAGTTTGCGCTTGTTTAATGTTTTTCGTAACCCTTGTTTTTCTTTGTTTCTTAACAACTTGCTTACCGTTTACATCAAAGCCACTTACATCTACTTGTTTAGCCGCATCTTTAATTCGGTCACGTAAACGTATTGTTTTACACTGGCTCTCATCTAGAACTGCTACTGGTGCAGCCATACCGAGATCACTTTTATCGCTAAATACAAGTTGTTCACCGACAATTTTAAAGCAGTGATGATATTCACGAGCAAGCCGAGACAAAAACTCAACATCACGCTCTTGATATTGCGTAACACGCTGAATCGGGATATGTTTAATTTTGCCGACAACCTTTAGCTTCAAGCGTTTTGCTACGACTGCAACAATTTGCGCCAGCGTAGTTTTTCATAAGCTTTTGGCTGTAATGTTCGACTTGCTTTTGTCACTCCGGTTGATAATGCACGCAATGTAATTACAGATGGCTTGTATTCATATGCAACTTCATCAATTTCAAATGAGCCAATATCTACTAGTTGTGTATTTTATAACCAATTGCCGCACGTAGTTTATCTCCTTGTGTCGGAAACCACTGACGAATCCATTTACCGTTAATATCTTCAAATTGAACCGATAGCTCATCAGACTGTCCTTCGAGATAATCTGTATAAGTTAGCTCTAATAAATGCGGCTCAATATCAGCAGTAATATTTGTTTTTCGTAAAACAAACTAAAATCAGGCATTTGTACATTAATCATTAGCACCTCTTAACCATGGCGGCATATCTTGATTATTCGTTGGTTTAACATCAAGCACTGGTATATAGACTGTCACGCCAACCGGTAAAACTTCACAAAGCTAATCTGTGGATTGACATCAACAATACGACCATATTCGAGCGGATCACCGTAATAATGGTAAGCAAGACTATCCCAGCGCTCGCCTTGTTTTACAATATGCTGTAGTACCTTATTACTCATACTCATTGCTTACCTCCGAATTAGTTTGCGTATCATAATCGGTGCGTAGCACAATCCAAGCGGTCATTTTTGCGACTTTAGGCGCAAGCACATCTAAACTATCGGTTACATCACTTAATGCTGAGACAGATGGTGTAAACCAGTTTTCCCAGCTTGTTTGATTATTATTTAAAACATCATTAAACCCACTTTTAATCGTGTTTAAACCGTCATAAATTTCTGCCACGCCATCACTAAATTCGCCGATTTCTTGTAAGATGACCGAAGCTTGTTTAAATTCATCTTGCATATTAGTCAGCTCTCCAAATGGCAAAATAGCCCTGACAGAGAATTAAGCGCTGACGGCAAATAAGCAAGAGCTGTTTGATGATCATCTTTTAACTGTCGGATAATTGCGACCGTATTTTGTACATCATCAATAGCTCGTTTACCTTTTTGATATAATGCAACACCCTGGTTAACCGCATTTTAACACCAGTAAATGTTTGGTTAGTCCTTCGGGCAAAATTGAGCCAAGCAACGAATTACTACCGATATTTAATGCTGCACCAAGCCAGCTATCCGAAGTATCACCTACAAATTCTCTTAATGAGATATCCATTTCTCGGCATAAAACATTGCCTTGGCCGTCGGTAAATTGAGTAGAGGCAGATATATCCGTAATCACGTAATTACCTTTATACTTACCTCGGCCCCAAATGAGCGCTAACGCTGCTTGTTTGGCTTTCGCATTAAGCAAACTCTGATAACGGCTTTCAACTCCGCCATTTTTATAATGTAAACGAACTGCAAAACGGAGAGCAGTTAAATTTCCCCCATCGCTTGCAAGCGGGTTTACCTTTTAACACTTCATGCTCCGAAAATTCGCCGAATGATTCTCAGAAAACTCTGTTACATGAATAGCATCTAACATAATATCGCCCAGCATAAATACATTAGTACGCTCTCCGTTGTTGTTGATCTAGGATTCTTTTAAGCATTTGCTCAAACTCATACGAACCATTACGCAAAGCTTGCATAACTTGTTCCTTAATATCACCATTTGCATTATTACCAACTTGAATTGTCGGATTAAAATGTACAGTGATATTCCCACTGTTGTGACTTGTTGTATTATTTCCAGCTCCCGTTGTAGCTTGTTTTGAAAGTGGCTGATAATTACTAAAATAGGTAACTCTTGACCACTTGCGCTGCCATAATTAAGGCTATCTAACACTCCAACACCAAGGCGTGATGTAGCTTCCGAAGTCATCACGTATTCGCCTTTGTGTACAATGCCGGCCGGGTCGTACTTGCCACCAGCGCCAGTAAAACCGCCAGAGGAAAACCCTGTCATTGCCGTCATATTAGCTGTTTTAGTGATTTGATTTGAATCAACACTAAATGTCAGCGCTGACTTAATACTTGCCCCAATTTCACTGACCCAACCTTTCACGGCATCCCATGCGTTTTTGATACCATTAATTAAGCCGTTAATTAGATTAGCCCCGAATTGACTAAAACTTGTCGGCAATTCAATGCCGAACCAACTCATCACCGGTTGCATAATTTGATAAAACAAACCAAGTGGAGACCAGTTTAAAATCGTAGATGAGATCTTACCGATACCGTAACTAAAGAAAGCAGTGATATTCTTCCATGCTTCGCTAAAATAATTACTTACGTTTGCCATAACGATTGAAACCACGGTGCAATTTTCCCCAATTGTCATAAATCAAGTATGCTGCGGTCGCAATACCCGTTATAGCAAGTCCGATAGGGTTCATTAACATCGCTCGCCCGACAAATAAAAAGCACGCCCGACAAACGATAGAGATTTAACTAGATAGCCACTCAGCACTCGACTTAATGACATAGCGCCACCAGCGAATCTTGTTAAATTATTGGCTTGTAGCATTTTAAAAACCGCCATGCCGGCTTGTAATTTCTAAATGTCGTATTAAGTGTTAAAAATGGTGCGATTAATGAGCTTGCAACTACACCTATCCCGCTCATTGCTAACTTGAAGCCAATAAATCCCGCTACAGCAGCTGCTACTGTCTTAATCGTTTCTTTATGCTGAGCAATAAAAGGCGTATATTTCTCAATAGCACCTTGCAGCCATTTCGCTAAGTCTTTAATGTCTTGAGCAAATACACTGCCGACTTCGCCGACAGCAGTTTCCCACACACCGCCAAGAGATTCTAAAGCCGAGCTGAGGGTAGATGTTTTTAGTTTAATGCGATCTTGTAGACTGGCTTGTTCTCGCATTTTTTTAGCATTTCATCTAAGCCCTTTGTGCCTTTTTGTGCCAAAATATCTGCGAGACGTCCGCCTTCGATACCAAATAATTCTTCAGCTACTAGTCCAACGCCTTTATCACCGTATTTCGCCCGAATTTTTTCAAACTTGTTCATTTCGGCAAGCATTCCATCCACGCCTTTGAATGTGCCTTTTTATCCCAGAAGTTAAATTCAACGCCAACTGCTTCCATCATGTCTCTAGCTTCGGCTTTCATGCCTTTTTCGCTTGAGCGATCATTTCAGGGCCTTTGTTCATTCGACTTAGCATCATATTAAGGCCAGTACCGAAGGTTGAACCCTCTAAACCTTGCTGGCCGGCAAGCGCTTCAATTGCTAATACTTTTCAGTATTATCAGCACCGGTTAGCCCGAGAGAGTTAAGTTTTGGAGCATAATATTTCATTGACTCATACATCTGGTCTTTTGATAAGCCACCGGCAAACATCGCTCGCTGTAGATAGTCTGCTGCTTGCGGAAGTTCTTTTCAGAGAGTCGATGCGATTCCATGAATTTCGCTAAAAATTCACCACCGACTTCTTGATCCATATCTAGCAATACATTCAGTTCAGCAGACGTTTTTAATGCACCACCGGTAAGCACATCATCGGAAATACCTTGCTTTTTAACGCCATGGCTAATTTATAGAAGTCTTTTTCGTACCCGGTAAATCTGTGCCAAGCTGACTAGCAATTTTTCCGATTTCATTAAACTTGCCCAAAGAGCCATCGGCTTTCATCATCGTAATTTCAGATTATTCGACGCTTCTTCTTGCGCCATAAACGCCTTCATTACACTTGTACCGGTCGCATACGTTGCTGCGCCAGTCACTAGATTAGACGTAAAATTACTTTTCTGATGATCTCTAAATTGATTGTTTCGTTCTTGTAAAGAGATTGCACTAGATAACTTTTTCTGTGCCACAAGACTTTTTTCAATTTGCTTCGTATATTGAGCTTGTTGTGCTTTTACACTCGCAATAGCTTGCCCAACTTTTGTGTATTCTTTTCTGATTTGAGCAATGTTTGTGCCACCGTTTCGGCTATCACGGCTCATTTGAGCATACACACGAGCTTGTTTTTGTCTAAGCTCAGACAACGTTGTACCAAGTTTTTGATGTTGAGCTTGAGTTTTACTGACAGAGTCTTTCAGGCTTTGTAATGATTTTGATGCGGCAGCGAACGAACTTTTAAATGAGCTGGCGAGGCTAGCACCGATGACCATGCCGATAGCTAAATTATTTGCCATTTTTAATCCTTTGGTTAAAATGCAAAAAAGGAGGGCGTATGCTGACTAATGAGTTTTCTAGATGGATATTTGGCACAAACTCACTATGGGGATAGCTTTATTTTGTTTTTCTGTGCCTGCAATTTGGGGCAGTTGGATTTACTGGGCTGAAATGCTAACCAACACCCCGAGGACGCTTCGTTTTTGTCGAGATTATGCTGTTATGCATATTCGCATTAATATACGTGTTAATCCTCGGGTTTTAGGCCAATTATGGGCTTATATCAGTCTTGCTGCTGGGCTTGTTTTGAGTATCGTTGCATTACCTTTTGTTTGGATTTACCGCAAAATCTGCCCATAACCTGCTTTAAGCTGTCGATTCATTTGCTCCACCCACATCGGGATATCTACAACATCTAGTTCAAACAGCTCGCTTGGTGGAAATTTAAACCACCAGGCGAGATCTGAAAAACCTCATCAAGCTCACTTATTTTTCTGACTTTCCCTCTTTAATGAGATCTGTAATGAGTTCAGACAAAGCATTAAAGTCATGAGAGTCCATTTCATCCAAATCTTCCGGAATTAAACCGGTTAAGCGTAAAATGTAAAAATTAGCCATTTTAATGCCGTCGGAATCATCAAATGTTGCTGTTCAAATTCACGCAAATCTTTCGCCTTAATGCGGCGGACTTGTAGTTCAGTAATAGTTTCACCGGAAGGAGATACAATCGGATGTAATAACTTGTATGTTGTTTGTACACGTAAATTAGTAAGTACTTGTTGAGCTACATTAGCCATAAAAAACTCCTTTGTGATTCGTTTAAATTCACAAAGGAGTTTAATTAAATTACGTTTAAACGGCTTTTAAACCAGCTTAAAGATTACTGACCGATATTTGTTCGGTATTCCGCAAGCACATCTTCACCGTTTACTCGGAAGATATTAGCAAAAGCATCAAAAATAAATCTCTTTGCCAGCCACCATTTGCTTAATAGAATGCACGTTAAACGTATCTTCATAAGCTGAATTTTCTTTATTCTTATGACCCGTTCCACCTACTTTTGCTGATGAAACGTTCATAATAGTCGTCATCGGTTCTTCTGCTGCTAAGCCTTGCGAGTTGAATACTTGCAAGTTCGAACGACACATCAACTGAATGTTTTTAAACGGATTATACATTTCTGCTCGCACTTCAGGATAATAGCTATCCCAAGTCACGCTGCCTTCGATTGCATTGATACCCGCAGGCAATTAATCGTGCCAACTAAACCTAAGCCTTTGTGTTCAATGGACTCAAATTCAATGTCTGGGATTTTGAATTCTTGAGCTTTACCCATGAGTGAATTACCGTTGATATATACATTGGCATTCACAATTTGATTAATAGCAATACTCATTTATGTCTCCTAACGTTGCGAAACAAGGTTAACTAAGAACTTACGAGTCATCACCGAACGATTCGTAATACGCTCACCCGGGAGTTTCGGCGTGTATTCATAAACTAACGGAATCTGACCTTGACTAAATGCATCAACTAGATCATAGTCATAATCTAAACTTACTGCATAACCGACTAATGATTTCTGCGAACGAAGAAACGTATCAACAGTCTCTAGGAAACTGTCGATAAGCGCATCATCAATCGGTAAATCAATAAAACGTAATTCAGCCTTACGAATTGATTCATCAATAATATCACCTGTGCGTGATGCAACTTCGAAATTACTGATATGCGTATCTGTCGGGAAATTCGATGAGCGATTACCCCAAAGACGGAAACCTGTACCAAAGCTGTTAAATACGGTTGTAATACCAACAGCATTTACCTGATTTGTTTCTGACTGCAAATCATCAACACGAGCCGTTAATGGTAGTTCCATACCGATTACACCGGACAAAGTACGGTTTGATGTACTGAACCAGTAGCCGGCATCAACATCCACTTTACAACGCAGTGCTGCTGCGTGTGTTGCAAGACTTTCTAAGCCACCACTAGAACCGATAACATACGGGAAGAAATGTCGCACATTTTCATTACATGCCGATGCATTAATTGTTCCCAATGGGCCACGGCCTTGAATAGCTTTAGCAAGACTTGTACCTTTTGGTAACTGCACGTACGCTTTTGCGTGTAACTGATTCGCCACTGTTTCAAGAGCTGCTGCACAACTCGCTGTCTTATCAAATTCAGGACAGATTAAATTTTGGCATCTGCGCCATATAAATTAAAACCGTCACGTAATAGCTCGAAACCTTTACGTTTACCAGTCAAACTATCTACACCGCCTTTAATATCGTTTTCCGTTACTTTCGTCGGGTCTGCATAAGTATAAGTCGCTTTTAAAGCAGTTTGATTTGTTTTAAATTTGATGTCGCCGGTTTGTAATACGACCGTATAATCATCACCTTCAGTTAAAGAATGTCCATCAGCAGTAATAGAGATTGTTAATAGCCCCGGCTTTATTGTTTTTGCCGTGAGCGTATTACTATCTAATTCAAGTACTTCATCAGTGATTGTTGTGCAATGTCTTTCTGTGTCTAATACGTTTACAACATAACATTTACCCGCCGCATAGCGTTCGATGATGTCGAATGCATCTGGTAAAGTAAAACCCGCACCGGTGATTGTGCCAAATTTGCAAAATCTTTTGATGTTACACAAACAGTCAGCTCATTTACTGCACCAACGGGTGCTGTCCCGACGATACCGATGATCGCACTATCGACTGTACTGACGGCGACTGAACCGCCATTTTCACGTTTAGTTTCTGAACCGTGGTGGAATGCCATCTTGTTCTCCTATTTATTTTTTGTTGATATTTTCGGCGATAAAGTCCTTGTACAAACTTCGGTAAATCAGCCGCTTGTTTGTCTTCGACTTGCCACGTTTCTGTTTTTACAATCAGTTGGTATTGCCAAAGCCCCTGATCTTCGCCAGCAAACTCTTCGTTCACCAAATGGCAAGCAGTACAATTTGTAGGTTTAAACCCAACAATGGCAAGACGTATTTGTCAAGCAAGTCTAATGCGCCGTAATCGTTATGTTGACTGCGTGCAATCACAGTGAGCGCAATATGCACGGCACGACGCTGTTGGATAATATCTACGCTGTTGATGCTCTCAAACTTAGAACCAGCGTAACCGATTAAAATTGCTCCGTATTCATCTTTGACGTAGTAGTTTTCAAGATCATCCGGAAATAGCTCCACGGCGCATTTGTCAATGTGCTTATAAAGCCTGTCTTTAATACTTTCTAAAATCGGTAACGTTGCTGACATTTAGTACCCCGACAAATCCGTTTTACTTGTGGCCCGCACCTGAAATCGAGGTACGTCATGTAACACATCATCGGTATTACTACCGATTTCAGCTAAGCCTAAATGAAATTTACCTGATGCGATTTGCTTAAGGTCTTCAAGTGCTTGCTTGTAAGTTTCTTTCACATTGTCCGGAAAGCCTTTGTTTTCCGGACGCCGTGAATAAAGCCAATGTCGAGCCAAATACAGGCAAATATTACGTACAATAGTCGGCACAGCAGACAACGGCAACACATAACGAGATCGTAAATAGCCGTCTACCGTTTCACAGGCGTGCTGGCAGGCTTTATTTACAACATCTTGATTAACTGCAGTTGGTCTTGAGTCATCATTCGATAATTCAATTAAACTGCGTTCGCTCATGATTTCCGTTAAGTCTGTTGCCGAGATATACATTTGTTATGCCTTACTTTCTTTTGATTTAGCCGTTTTTTCGCTTCTTTTCGGCTTCTTCAGCCGCCAAACGTGCTTTTCTTCTTCAGCTAAGCGTTCTGCTTCTGCTTTCTCTGCAGCCAAACGTGCAGCTTCATCTTCATCAGCTTGCAAATAAAGTGCATTGTTTTCCGCTTCTTCAGCTGTCATTTCAATTTTGTCACCGATTTCATAACGTTTGCCGTTGTGTAAAATCGGTGTGTTTTTACGATAAATTTAGGCATTTTCTCATCCTTCTAAAATTGATTGATAAAGGGTGTATTTGATACACCCTATACAAACTAGGGGTTATACCGCCGACTTAATTAAGTAGCCTGACTCCGTCATTAATAAGTATTCCTTGTTAATGTCAGTCGCACGAACGTTGTAAACTTTATTACCTTCGGAATCATATTTATCTACAACAAAAGAGCCCTTACGGCGATATACATAACCAAATGACGGTTTATACATCTTATGTTTGCCATCAGCACCTTTTGGTGGCACGTATGCCATCACAATATCATTTTGCCAAACAGGCTGTGTGTCTTGGTCAAGTGCAGTGGTATAACTTGCACGACCGATAAAGATTTGTAAGTCTTCTTGGTTTTCGCCTTTAATAAGGTCAGCAAACAAGGCGGGTGAGAGCGATTTCAAACCACGTTGTTTCAAGATATCTAACACTTCTTTATGATTACGGATAGCCGTCCAGACGTTAGACGAAATAATAATGCGGTTTACACTTTTACCGCTTGCCATACGCACCGCTTCAAAAGCATCGTCAAAGACTTTAAACAGCTTTGAATCTGCGTGGCTAAACTGACTTGTGCCAGATAATGTAATTTTATTTTAGCACCGTAAGCTGCTTCGTTTGTTACTAATGCTTTAATGCGTAACTCACGATTCAAAGCCATTTTTCCATGACTAAGTCCATTGCAAATTGTTCGTAATCTAAATCTGCTTCTTGGTTTTCACGGTAGTCGATTGGGTAGGCTAAATCTTTTTCAGTAAGAGCAATTTCTTCTTGCGTGAATTTGCTGGTTTGATCTTATTACTTGCAGCGTGTACTTCACGTTCGTCTTTTTCAGTTACGAATGCATCTTTACCAAATTTAGGTAAACGAGCACCTTCTTTCGGGATCTCTGCTACTGGTAACAAAGCTTCACCAACAAATTCATTATTGTGATAGCCGAGAGCGTATTCTGTTAATACGGGGTCGGTAAGGCGGGTATGAACTTTCTGTCCTGACATTTTTATTCCTTCTACTATTAATAAAATAGAGTTATGCCACTGCACTTAATGCAGTTGCGTAATCCACGTTATGTGCTTTCATATAAGCACGGACTTTGCGGTCTAATTCAACACGTTTCGGATCATCCGATTCCGAATATTCCACCGAATCATCAATGCCGTCTGAAGCTTTGTCTTTCGTTGCAAATTCAGCAAATTCAAGCACCTGTGGTTGAGCATCTAAAAATCTTTGGTTTTGCTTAATAAACTTTCGCCTTCGTTAAATTCCAACACGCCGCCGGCAGATTGGATTGCAGCAAAATTAAGTAAATTGACTGCTGCTGCTTTTGCGATTGGTGCTAACTTGCCCGCTTTCACTAAGCCTTCAGCAAACTCTGCATTTTCAGCTTGTGTTTGTTTTAATTCGGCTTCTGCTTTTTCTGCTTCCGCTTTTGCTTGTGCTTTTTAAGCGCTTCATTTTCTGCTTTCAAACGCTCTAGTTCTGCTTTATCTTCCGCACTCATTTCTGGTTCTCCTTCGTTTGGTGGGGGTGAGGGTTCATTGAATGATGGTTCCGCATCTGGTTTTAGCATGCCACGCATAGCGTCTTCTTTTAACCATTCCACTTCATGGGGCGGTAGAGCTTTATCTGCTTCATCAAGCCCAAATTTGCTAATCAGCCATTCACGCATACGAGCAAATAAGTTCGCTTGTCCGAATTCACTAAAATCAAAAACGCCTTCTTCGTCTTCGGCGAATTCTGGATTACGCAAACCCTTGACAGCCGGCGGCATCGCACCTAAAAAGCCGACATGTCGTAAATACCACGCACCTTTTTTCGGGTTATTTGGGCTATTCGGCGAATAGAAACTAGCTGATACTTTTTAAAGCGACCGGTTTCTACCATTTCTGCAAATTCAGGATCAATCTGGTCAAATTCTGCTTTAAGCACATCACCATCTAATTGCAGGCTTTTAACCCACGCATAAGCAGGATGATTGTGCTGCGGATGACCAACAACTACTGGTGATTCGTGAAAAGCTACATCGTAGCTATCAACCACTTGCTGTAAGTCGTCTTGTGTAAAAGTGATTTCTTTACCGTGCCGGTCTACTTGTTTTCCAGCATGGAAATTTCAATGAGGTTCATAATGCACTCCGTTGTTTAACGGGTGTATTATCGTAGAGTGGAGGAGTGAGTGCTTTTAAACTGATTTAAAGCTTGATTTACTGATTTTGTGATAATGGCGAGATAAATAAAAAGAATACCGTTTAAACACCGTTTAAATGCGTTTAATAGCGTTTAAATATTTTTCATCAAGTCTTTTATCGAATTTAAAATAAAAACGCCTAAAGCTGTTTTCAGGCGTTATTTTTGATTTTTAGTGTTTAACGTAGATTACTATCAATTTGACGCTGTAAAAGTACAGTAGCTTTACGTAATAAATAGTTTCATCTTGACTGCTTAAACCAAGCCATCGGCGAGCCGGTATAGTGACTTTATGACTTTTACCTGTTTTACCACCGAATTGATGTAGACGAGCATATTTCGCATCGCTACCAAATTCTACCCGCTCATCATTATAGTTATATGCTGTCTTATCAGATAAGTAACCATCTTGTCGTAAGATTTTGTACTTTTACCACGCTTACGTTTTTGCGCAAGCGTGCTATTAGAAAGAGGCTGCCAGTGATTACCCTCCGGGTCAATTTCCTGCTTAAAACGTTCTGCATGGATTTTCTTTAGTGTCTCGCCAAGTACACCGTGCAGTTTGCGAGGGTGTTGCAATTGGCTTGCAATATTTGCAATTTATTGATTGCCTGCAGATGATTGAGGGTAATCTTAATCATAATTAAAAGCCTGCTAATTTATTTTTAAGGGCATAACCTTCTAACTGCCATAATTTATCAAAAGCATTTCGATAGGCAATATCTTCACCGATAGCTTGGTTATAATTTGCCGGAGATACACAAGCTGATTCACCTGTGACCGTAAAACCATTGCGTAGTGTCAATACACAAACTGTTAAAACATCCGTTAAACGATGGAACTGTTTATCTGTAATAATTGATTCAAGGTGTTCTTTTGTTATACGTGGTGCATCTGTCATTTTAACTCCCATTATTGATTAAAAATAGTTTATGTTTATAGTGATCTTACTCACAGGGGTTTCCTACTGGAAAGGTTACGCTGCAAGGGGTATTATCCTGTTCGAATCAGGCAAACCTGTGAGTTAATCTAATGCTCCCCAGAGCAATTTAAAGTCATACAACGCCGTTGTATCTTTAAATACACTTCCGGTTGTCACCATATTTACTTTATGCATTAGCTTCTTGCCGCTTATTGCTTCTTTAACTTTCACTTCATAATCCATTTTAACCGCTACTTTGCCTTGTTCTGTTTCATAGACAAACAACAAAACATCTTTTGCATTACTGTCTCGCTGTTGTTCTTTTGATTGCAGTAAAATAGCTTTCGGATTTCGTAGTTTTTCCGGTAACTTTTCCCAAAACTCAACTGGCAAGTTGATACCTTTTCTTGCTTGCTATCACGTAGTGCGTGCAAGATATTCTCGTCTCGTACAGCGATGACAGCAGATTGTGGCGCTTTATCTAATGCTTCTAGCTTTGAGATAGCATCCGCCGGTACAACGCCTACATTTATCATTTTGCCTCGTGATATTTTTCTGCTGAGACTGCATCAACCATGTTTTCATTACAGTATTTAACATCGCTAGTGCTTGCGGACGCTGCAATACATCATCAACTAACAAGCTAGCTAATTTAGGTTCAGCTGTAATCGCTTTGTTAAACAACATCTGGTCAATATTTGCATAGCGACCAGCGGTTAAATTCTCAAAGTTATGCGGCTCAAATCCGGCATCATACCACTTTGGCAAATTCACAATTCGGGATTACCCGAGCGCACACCAATGGTTTTCTGTTCTATTTCAATTTCCACCGGCGGGCTGACTTGTTTTCCCATCGTTGCTAAATCATCGTCATCATGTGCAACCACTGTACAATGACAACCATAAGCTTTAATCGGGTAGTAATAACGCCAAAACGGATCGTTTGCCGGACGAATAATACCGTCTAGTGCTACGTGGTGTGGGCGTGGATGAGGATTTGGATTATGCTGATATTCCCAATAGGGCATTACATCTGCCAAATCTAAATGCTGTTGTAAGCGCCCACGATTATATGAGCCATAAACGTTAGTGTCGTAAATAATACGGCTGCGCCAATTACGACCACCGTTATATTGCCAGCCTGTTTTACTTACAATATCATCAAAACGCTTTCTAAAACCTTCTAGTGTTTCGCCGTTTTGAATTGCTTCATCCACAGCTTCACGAAATGAGAGGAGCACTTCATTCCGGTTTGCGCCTGCGACCATGAAAAAGTAGTCGTGTTCTTCACCAAGTACATCTAAATAACTATTGGTTTTGAGATTTAATTTTTTCTCAAATAACGTACTTGTTCTTCAAAACTAAACTTTGCCATTTGTTTCATCCATTACAGATTGTTTGCCGGCGAGATATGCAGTGGTACTTGCCCATGCCATCACTTTTCCGTATTCGCTAAAATCGAGTTCAGGGATAAGGCTGTCTAATCCGTTTCTGAAATCTTCTAAACTTTCGGCTTGTGATAGTCTGTCTTGTACTGATTGCAGCCAGTCATCGACGTGACTTTCACCTTCGATTTCAAGCTGTTCAATAATACCATCCGCAATCGGGTGCACGCCTTTTCGCTGAATTCGACGGTTTTGTTTTTTGCAAATTTTTGTGGAGTTTCAACCGCTTGCACTATGATATCGCCGTCTTCAAAATTGTAAGTACGTTTCACGTATTGCTCAGTAAACCGCACACCTAGGGCTGACAATTTACTATCACGTTCAACTTGCACGAGATCAATTTGTTCTTGTTCGTACAGCTCAAATTTTGGTAATTGTTCGACGCTGAAATTAAGTTCACAATCCACTTTAAAAGCTGATTAAACGTCGTTTCAACCATCGTGGCATCGTCATTACGGATATCTTCCGTGACTTCTAAGCCGGCAGTGGCACTTGCTCTGTTTGCTTCCGCCTCGGTTGTTTGATTTTGGCCGAGTAACGCAATTGCAATTTCAGACTTACAATATTTCAAGAAGTCATCATAGTTTTGCGCACTTGCACCTTTGCTTCCGCTTTCTTCTACGCTGATCGAACTATCATCTGGGATAGCTGCAACTGCTGTACCAAGCATTTTTTCAAGGCTATCTAGTAACTCATCAATTTCATGCGTTTGTGCTCGGCGTGGGTGTTTACCAATAAGCCAAGGCGAACCGTATTTTTCAGTAAACTCAAACCAGAATTTTAAACCGCCCTTTTTAAATGTAGCCGCCCAAAAGCATTTCGATAGATCAGCCTGCCCGTATGGGTTCATATAATCCGCTTGCTGTGTTACGAGTAAAACTTCTTATCCGGCAATGCTTCGCCGAAATAATTCTCTTTAGTTCGCAACATTAGCTGATTGTTTTCATCAAATACAAACCACTCCTGCGGTTTTCCGTCAATTGTTTCCGGTAACCAGTATTTGCCATCATTGCCCCATGTTATTTCTAACGCTTGGTAGCCAAACAAAGATGCGTCCAACATCTGATTAATAATATTAGCAAGCGGCAAGCGGTCAAAAAGCTCATTTAATACATCATCAACTTGCTTGTTGCCGGTTGGTGTAATACGCCATTCCAAACTTTTAACCGCTGCCTTTCGGCGGCGCACACAACCGCTCACATGACTGTCTGATAACATCTCACGATAAGCCGAGATATTACGCCCCATACGTCTTAGCACAGGGTCGGGATTTGGCAAATAATGCATATATGACCAAACATCAAATGCACGAGCACGGCTTGCAATCACATTGACTAAATCTTGTTTTTTGTTTGACATTGTTAATATCCTTGGGTCATTCGTCTGCTTATACGAGATCTGCGAGAATAAGCAACGACAGGGGTTTAAAGTCTTGTCTTGTTGCAAAGTGTAAAAGCAATAGTGCAATGCCTGTATCGCCATGGCGTTTGTTTTTGCCACCGTCCACACTGCGTACTCGTTTATCAGGAATACGTGGCACGCCACGCACAATTTCAAAAGCACGCAAGTCCGCAAGCACATCGGCATTTTCGGTAATTTCGTGAGCGTGCCATCTTCTAATGCCGCCTTAAATGGAGCGGTGTTTTCCTTGTACCATTTTTCAGTAAGCTGAATACTATGAACAAGATCTCGCCCGAACGCATCTTGGGCTTTTTCAGCCAACGCCAAGCCATTACCACCACCGTCAAAAGCTGCCCCTGATAACATTGGCAAGGCTTTTAAAATATAAAGTACAATTTGTTCTTGTTGGGCGTATGGCATATTGCCTAGCTCAACAATAAATTGAATTTCCGTTACTAAATTTGGTTGCTGTGCAGCAATCACAAGCGAGGTTAAGTCGCCTTTACGAGCAAAGTCTTCGCCAACAAAGTGCGGTCTTTCTTTATCAAGATCATCTAAAGCGGTTGAATTTCTTCTTGCAGCCATTGAGCAATTTCTTTCGCTCGCACAGGCTCATCAATCTGCTCAAAATCAAGGGACATTTCTTTGCGAATCAGTGGCGTGTGTGAGTGCATTTGTTTTTCAATTAGAGCACGAGATAACCATTTGCCCCCTGAGTTTTTCGGAATGCAATCCAACTCTTCAGCAGCATCATCGCCATAAGACGCTCTAATTTCAGCTTCCCATTGTAGTTCGCCTTCTTTACTGTAAGCTCGGTTTGTTCGTAAACAAATACGCTCATACAAACCATCTTTCATTGCATCTTCAAAGGTAATGGTGTGTAAGCTATACGGTTTTTACCTTCTCTGATTTCTTGAATCAGCTCATTGAATGGATTATCGACACCATCGTGAGTGCTGATAATATGTACCCGACCGCCCACATTAAGAGAGCCATTGCCGCTTTGAGCAATTCACTTAAACAAGGGTGGAACGCTGCTTCATCAATAATGACTAAGCCTTGTTTACCACGTAAGTTAGATGGGCTACTTGAAAGAGCAGTAATACGCCAACCACTAGCAAATCGAATAGTAAAAGCTAAAATACTTTCTTCGTCTTTACCTTCTTTGAATACTTCCTGTGTTTCTTCAATTTCGCTCGCTGCTAAGCCATAAATTTCGCCCAGTTAGCACAATCTCGAATAAATTCGAGTGCCATATCTTTGTTATAGCCGACATACCACACGTCCATACCATTGTTACTGGCAGCAAGTAAGGCACAATCAGCCGCTTCGCCCCACGTGAGACCGATACGGCGAGATTTTCCACTACCTTGACAGGGTTGGTATCTTCACACCAGCGTTGCTGATACCCCAGCAATACCATGGGCGTACGAGACATAGCCTGCATAATGGGGTTAAGTTCGAATTCTACGGTTTGTTGTTTGCTCATTTGGTTGCAATACCTAAAATCTTACGACGGATTTCATCAGCAACTTCATCGCTTAAACCGCCTTTTTTGACGACTTTTTCAACTTCTTTTGCTGCCGTTTCCGCTCGTTCTTTCACTTCTGCTTGATAAGCCTTCAGTTTTGTGCTTGCTTGAATGAGTGCTGCTACATTTTTCCCTGCGAAACTAAGTGCCTGAAATTTCTCCATTGGAGACATTTTTCATCTTCTTTTGCGTCTTCGATATCCACAAGAGCTTCAAAAGGGATGACTGCAATAAACCCATGAGTGCTTCACTGCGTTTATCTTCCTTATCTTCAGCACCTTCTGCGATAATTCGAGCAGCTTCAGTACTATCTTTGATTGCTCTGAAACGGCGTTCAATTTTCTGTCCATAGCGATGGATAGCAGATTTACTAATTTGATAGCCTTTTCTTTGAGTAATTCTTCAAGCTCAACATAGCCTGAGAAACCATTCTCAGTTAAAGCTCTTTCAAGCCAATGCCGAACGTCTTCAGGTAATTTATCAATACTTGAACGTGGTGCCATAGGCTACTCCCAATACTTTTCGGGGCGAGCAATTCCGGCTTGGCAGTCAATCGTGTATTCCACAATATCTACGCCTAAGCGGTTGATGTCTGCATACCATACGCCGTGCGGTTGTTTATTTAGATCTACCAATTTACGGTCTGCGAGATATTCCAACTGCTGACGAATTTCAAGTGCAGTAACATTGGGATAAATACCGGCCATGACATCACGCAAGAACTGTTCGTTAGATGTATAAGGGCGAGCTTTGTGTAAAGTGTTGAGTAAATGCCAACGCATTCCCTCACGGCGTGCTTTCTCCATCATTATTTGTACTCTCAATTTGTATAAATCACTTAATGTTTTATGTACTGCGTCCATTTTGCTTCTAATACTGCTTGTCCACGAATATAGTCTTCACGCAGCACATAATTTAGCGGCAAGGTTTGGTTGATCAGATTGATTTGTTTTTCTAAATCTTCAACCTTTTCATTAACACGCAGTTGGTTCTGATGTCGTTCGCTAAGACTATTTGAAATTGCGCTACAAGGATTTTGGCGAATCCGAAACAACACCCCAAAAACGACAACAGTAGACCGACTAAATGCCAAAACTCCACATTAATTGTCATCTTTCTTCTCCTTACAAATCTCACGGTACGTTGTGTTATGTACTAAGATTGGCGTAATGTTTCCGTAGTATCTTGGCGACTCGCTTTGATAATGCCAAAGCCGGCACAACTCGGGTTAATCACGGAGATCGGCGTTTGACTGCAAGCGGTCAAGCACAGCATTGCGGTCAGCATTAAGACTGTTTTCTTCATTTTGTTTTCTCACGTTGTGATGTTTTACTTGCGTTTCAGCTACTGTCTTATCGACTTGCAGCTGTTCATTTTTTGCAGCCAAATCTTCATTAGCTTGCTTATATTCTGTTACTTTTAATTCAGCTTGGTAGGCTTGCCATTTAAACCAAGCAACAATGCACAGCAAAAAGCACCGATAATGACGGCGAGAGTGAGTGACACCATTTATTCCCCCTTTTTCGCTAATGCGTTGGCAAACCTTTTGTTGCTGCACCGCCGGCACAAAATGCGGCAAAACGGTAAATAGCTCACCAACGTTAGAACGGTCTAAGTAAACCGAGTAAGCTAAAATGACTGCCATCAGCAATGCGCCAAAGAACTGAATAAAAGCGGTTGTAGATAAACGTCCGTTATCATTTGTGACTAGTTCTTTTAAACTCATTAGTAAGCTCCGAAATGTAGATAGAAATAACTTGCTGCTGTAATGCCTTTGTTTAATTTTTATTCCACTTGGCGTTATTACTCATTTTTTCATAAATTATCCTTGTTTACTCCCGATTTTTTAAATCGGTCTTTTCTTAATTTCATTTTGGTTTATTACACTGCTTTAACAACTTGCCATTTTTATCGTACACTTTTTGTGAAGAGGCAAAATGAGCTAAAACAGCAATAGCAATTAAAGACTTTTTCATTTTTACTCCTGAAGTAAATGTTCAACATTCACAATCTCTTCTGAGTGCAACCATGTCCAAACATCAAAGCACGGGCAGTCTTTGAGCCATTCGTGCTTTCTACCTTGCCGTTATGGTTGGTGTCTGGGCTTAAATCACGATGACCGTAAATTTTAGCCTTCGGGTGTTTAGCTTCTAGTTCACGCAATAACTTATGTAACGCTTGCCATTGCGCTTCTGTATATTCGCCATAGTTTTCTTATCTGCTGTAATACCACCAATCAAGCAAATGCCGACTGAATTGCTGTTATGTCCCTTGACATGAGCGCCGATTTCGCCAACTTGTCGGCCCGTTTCCACCGAGCCATCAATGTCAATCACAAAGTGATAGCCTATGTGTTTAAGGTGAGAGTTATAATTTTTACCGCAGCATTTGAACGTTTATAGCCACGTTCTTTGTGCCACTTGTCGATGACTTGAGCTGATGATTTATCTGTTGTTTTAAGAGATTTGCCGTTACGACTTGCGGAGCAATGGATAACGATTTTGAGGATGGGTAAGGACATAAAAAACTCCAAGTTGTCAATTTTTAGTTGATAACTTGGAGTTTAATTAAACGGCGTTTAAATGGATTTTAAACGGATTTAAAGAGATTAATTTACTAAATCAGCGACAATATTTGACCGTTCTTTTCATTGTAAATGAATTTATCCCAAATTTTGAACCGCTAATCCCCACTTTGCGATGTTCAGTATTTTCTTCTGTCTGTACAAGATCATCTATTGATTTGCGTTAGTATACTTTGCAGTACATCAAGGGCTTTTCACGTGTTATTGTTGTTTTTAATGCCACTTTTTTCTGTGGTATTTCTTTATTTTGCTTGTAACAACAATAGGATAAGCTTCTACCGTCACTTGAGTTTCTGGAGTATTCATAAAAGTGCGATAGATTGCATACAAGAAGCTCATTTCCGCATATTCTTTGCTTAGTTGCTTTCATCTTCTTCTAATTTTTAGTAATTAAAATAGAAAGTGGCTTTTCAGTGATAATTTAACTTCTCCTTCTTCTTCTCGGTAATCATTAAAGTTATCGAACATATCTCGTGCTTTCATAAAATCAGCACTCCTTTTCATTCACATCATATTCAACACCTTTTTCCACGTATCCTGAAAATCTGTTTTAGATTTGTGGCAGATTGTTCTGCATTCTGCGGAGACTCATGTTCACAAGCTGCTAATGCAGCAATAGATAGCACAATAGTTAAAAGTAGTTTTTCATTTCATAACCTCAAAACAAAGTAAAATTGGTCGTTATTGTACACAAAAAACCTCAAGTAAACTAAATTTCTTGAGGCTTTTATTTTTACTAGTGAGTGCCGAACATATCCGGCTGTCTTTTGCAATTCTTCTTTTCCGACACGCTTCACAATTGCATATACCCATTGCATGGATACGTTGTATTTTCTTGCCAGCTCTCTATGATTCGTCCCGTTGAATTCATCATAGATTTTTTATCTCTTTCGCTTAATAACAGCCCGATATTTCGAGGGATATAAATGACTTCGCCTCCCCAGTTTTAGCGATTGTTTGCGCCATTTTAATGGCGAAATTTTAGCATCTTCTTCGCTTGCTTTAAAGCCGGAGACTAGCTCAGTTTCGATATGTTTTGCCAAATCTAATAAGATTTCCGGTGCTTTGCCTTCAAAGGTTTCTACATCAATCATATCTATCCATTAAAAATAACCAATCAATGTAATAAATTATAGTAATTTTACTCACTCAATAATATTTATTTTAGGGAAGTTTATTTAACTATTTGATATACAATGATTTTCTAAATTTAATTGGTTATTAAATAGACAATATAATGACATGAAAAAGGCGGTTTATACCGCCTTTAGTTTATTTTTTTCCAATCAAGCCATATTTGATATTCAGGACTATTTTAACAACGTGTTCCTGTCCTAAATCAACAAACCGCTGTACATACTGAATTGCACTTCTACGCTTTTCGTCTTCCGCTTGCTGAGCTTTGACTTCTTCGCTTTGATTTTTGCCGGTTCGTACTACTGCAAAATTTGGTTTCTGAGTTTCATACACCGATTTGAGGTAATTGTGATTGGTAAGCGGTTCGATTTTTTGCCCTGTTTGCAATGCCTGTTGGCGTTTTTTGCGGATACTTGCCACCGTTCTGAAAGAGATTGAGCCAGTAAAAGAGAGCAAGGGTATAAATCCAATACATCATTTAAAATCTTTAACGCTCGGGCATTATTGAGGTTACTTTTTGCGGGTTTAAACAAGCCTAAATAAGCGACCATTGGTTGAGCTGTGCCGTGAGTAAGTTGGCTAATTTTGCCAAGTAGTTCACGCCCTGCGTCATCTTCAATCAGGCCTTCTAAATGAATATCACTATGGCAAATCGGACATCTACATAACTTCATTATAATGTCTCCCATACTTTCTGGTATGCTTCGACTAAATTGTCATAGCTTGCTTGACGATAATCACAAGGTTCTCCGTTTCTGTGAAGAGTCGCTTTTGCGTTCAAGCTTTCCAAATGTTCGATTATTAACCGTCTATGCCATTTTTTAGTATTTCAAGCAATTGGCTTGCGTCATTTACATCTAATGCCCCACATTTAACACTAATACAGAGCGATTTTATTGATGATTTTACGCATATACGCATTTAATGCTTGTTCGCTTGAATCTCTTAAAAACCGTGTTTACCCATTTGAATCCATATTGCTCGGATTTTGTGAGTAATCTCACTTTTCACCGGTGTTTCGCTGGTTGCGGGCTGTAAGCGGTCGCTTTTTTCGTACTTTTTGCAAACCATTTGACTTTTGCACCTTTTTTTGCAGTTCGTGTAGCACTTTGTGTAGTTCTACCACTGTGCATTTTGTTGAGCTTTCTTTATTTGTTAGCCGTTTCAATATTTCACGGTAAGTAAAATCATCTAAATTCAACTGACTTTTAGCGATGTGATCAGTTGAATGAGTTTGGGTTTATCTGTTTTCATTCACTATTCCTCATCATCGAAATAGATTTCTTCAGTATCTACGTACAATCTATATTGAATTGTTGCTTTATGTAGTTCCCATTCTTCATCGCCGTATTTTCTTACAATAAGATATACGCTTTCGTCTTCGTCATACATCTCCCAATCGCTATATTTTTCTTCAAGTATTTCTTGTGCGACATACCCTAAAAGCATTTTCTGACATTTAAATAAGTCCCAGCTTCCTTCTGAGATGATTTTCAGAACATCATCTTTTGTCGGTTCATCATCAAACTCAAAAGCAGCTATATATTCATATAGACACTTTTCCATATTTACTCCTTTCATTAAGAAAACATTGATAAAAGCTTTTCTCTTATCAATATTCACTTAAACGCCCCGTGCGTATGCAACAAGTAGATTAAACGGGGCGTTTGGCATTTTAATGCGTTACATAACTTCCTCCTTGTTAGTCCATTTATTAATTACATTATGAATTTCTTGTCGTAATTCGCTGCGTTGTACATCATTGATGTCTAATTTATTGACTTTCTCCAAGTCAGATTCGTAAAACAGCGTATGCACTGCTTTGAGATAGCTTTCGAGCTGTTTACAGCGGGCTTTGTAATCGTATTCAGTCATTACACAAAACCTTCTAATTTCGTGCCGTCCACAAATTCAAGTGTGGTAGCTTCGGCAATTTTCAATAATGCTTCAAACTGTTGTCCGAGATATTCCAACATTACTACTGATTTAGCAGCAGTCTTCGGGTTGTTTAACTGGCGAGCCACATCACTATATTCAAAGAATTTCATTGAGCGGATTTTTAAATTACCTGTTAATTTAAAATCAACACGGAATAAGCCATTATCAAAGCGCATTGCAGTAGATTGCACTCGATATTCATCTTCCAATGCTTCAACCGCTTTTTTACGTTTTCTTCATCATCTAAATGGCGACAGAGTAAATGTGATTCATCATCGCCATTACGTTTGCTAAGCGTTGCTTCGTGTTCAAAATGGAGGTGTTTAAACATCGGGGTAAAATCAGTTAAGTATTTTTGTAAGCGGGTAGTTAAACCTAATTTTTCATCTGACACCACCACGCTTCTAAATCCAGCTAATCCGAAAGATTCAATCAGCAAACTGAGTGCAGTTCGGCAATTTTTAGAATTTTATTTACAATAAGAAGTTCTTTTTCTGGACTATAAAACACGTTCATTGCTTCACTTGAATCTGGCACAGTGTTATACACGTAAACTCTTGCAATTTCCGACCATTCTTTTCTGAGTAATGTTGTTCTGCTGTACTTTTGCCTTTTGTTTTAGCTCAAATATTTTCGCTAACAACATCTCTTTCGAGAATTTTTTATAACTAACACGTAATGTAAAAAGTAACCCTCGCCCAGTAACTGTACTTTGTTACCTGTTAGTGGATTAGTTACTACTTCCACCGAAAAACCATCACCACGGTCGGGATAGCTTGCTGTTTCAATCGTTTCCACAAACTTATCGTGCGGAAACTTAATGCTGTACATAGCGCATTGTGTCATTTGAATAAAATCACTGTTTTCATCGTTTTCTCCTAGTGTTTTGCTAATGCCATTCTCATTTCGGCAACTGATTTTGTGCGTTATCGATAAAGATTGAAGCGTGAATAAATTCATTTTTTCGTAACGATTTTGTGCTTGTTGAAGCTGAATAATGGCTTCGTTTAGCTGGGTTTCCAGCTCTGTTTTGTGTGAATCGGTCATCATAATTAACCCCTAAAATGGTTTATCTCTCATTCGTTCGCAAAACGCTTGGCGCTGTTCTGTCCATTTAATATTTTACCCTTTGCTGAAAGATTGGCGACTTCCCATTTAAAAGCAGCCTCAGCCCAATTACCTTGTGCTTCTAACTTTGCAGCTTCTTCCGAATAGTGTTTGTATCGGTCAAATTTTGTGTACTCATAATGTTCTCCGGTGGTTTAAAACTTATTATGAACGCCCCTTAAAATCAGGTTTAAAGAGCGTTTAAATAGGCTTTATAAGTTATGAAGTAACCAAGAAATTAGCCCTATAAATAATCCTATTACGCCAAAAGCGGCTGCTAGCGCAATTGGAACTAAAAATGTACCGAATACTATATAAATCAATGTCTCCATTAGCGTACTTCCTGTTCAAATGGCTTGATGATGAACTCTTCTTCGCCTGAATTAATGCTAATACCTTCAATCGCTGATACGGCTTCGGGGTCTGCCAAAACAGCTTCTTTGTTTACCTCTTGTCTATTACGAATAAACGCATGTAGGCCAAAACCTTCAAGCGCTTCAATCACAGCTTCCGCATTACGCACTCGAACTGACGGCGGTTTAATTCGCCATTGCACTTCACCGGTAATAAATGAGCCGGTTTTGCATTTGCCGTTATCAGTGAGTTCATTACGATGCACCTCGCACCACATCTGTACGCCTTTTTGCATTGGCTTCAGGGCATCTTTAATTGCTTCTAATAACGGGGCATAGCGTTCTGAAATTGCTGCAAGCTCATCGTTCATTTCGGTGCTTAAGCGTAAGAGTTCACGCTGTTTATCGCCGATTTCTTTAATCGCACTTTGGACTTCGTCACGGCTTTGATAAATTGCCGTTTGAGTCGCACTTTTCATTCGGTTTTTAGTTGGTTGTTTTGCCATTTTCTTCTCCTAAAGACTGGATTGCGTTGATAAACTCACTGGCTTCAAAGCTGTCTGCAAAAATACGTGCAGACTTTGCGAGTACCATGTAATAACTGTTGGATTTATTGATTTTTTCAAACTTAATTGCCCAGTCCCCAGCGTCTGTGGTATCGACTATGGCGTATTCCTTGCCATCTTCGAGCTCCTCCCAGCGTAGTGGTGGTTCAATTACTTTCTTTCCTACAATTGCTTTGGGCGATAGCGGTGGTCTTTTCATAAGTAGCTCCTAGTTGTTTGTGGTTCTAAAATCTTTTAATAAAACATCATTCTTATCGAAGTATGCGATTTCCCAAGTCGGGTGTAAGCATTCCGTTTGTCCGTTCCCAAATTTGACGCAGATATAACCTGCATGAGTACGTGTAATTTTCCCCGCTTGATCTTGAAAAATTACCTTTAAACCTTTTTCAAAAACGGAAGTCCGTAAGTTTCTTTGATGTATTCCATATAATCCTCTCTTAGTGTCGATATTAGTGTCGATAATCTTGTGATTCCCAAATCACACGTACACCGTTTACTTCAGTGTAATTTAGATAAATGCGGCGACCGTTTTTCACTCTTGAACCGTAATTCTGTGCTTTACCTGTTTTCATTAAGTGGCGTGTTGTTTGGTTATCTCTGGCAACCAAACGTGGTCGTCTAAAGTCTGTTGTATCAATTCCTTCCAGCTCAATGCCAATGTGATTGCACTCTAAAACTGCAAGCTCCAAGCCAACAGTTACGCCATATACCACCGCATTGTCAGGGCTAAGCGGTCGTTCAATTTCTCTTGGTTTAGCCATTTTTATTCTCCTTTGCCGAGTAATTCTTGACGTGCTTTGATAATTAAGTCAGCAGTAATCAGCTTGTTTGAGCCTTTCGCCACCATGCCAGCCAAGCGTAGTGTTTGGGTTAAAATACGTAACCCGCCGCCGGTTTCAGTAATTGATTGCATAACTTGAGTGCTTCGTTGTCATCAGCTAAGCCCCAAGCTTGCGCTACGGCTTTTGTGTCTGCTTGTTTTGTGCGTTGGATACTTGTATTTTCGCTACACGTGACCACAATCTTGCGTATTCATGGCTTGGGCTAATGCCGCCTTTCATACGTGTGTACACTTTGTCATTTCCCACCAACACTAAGCCGATATTGGCTTCTTCTTGCATAATTCTCAGCTCTTCAAGTGCTTCATACGGTAGGTGGTCGGCTTCATCAATAATCAGTAAACCTTCTGTGCCAGCGATCTTGCGTGCGATTAAGCGAGAAAGCGTGCCTTTGCGGCGTGGTGCGTCTGAAATGCCTAACTCAAGGGCAATCTCGTACAAGATTTCGCTAAGACTTGAACGACTCGGGCTTGCGGTAACTAGCCAAACGTTGGCACGACATTTTTAAATTCTTGAATCGCTTTGGTTTTGCCTACGCCCGACATTCCGTAAACCGTTGCCATACAATTTGCGATTTGAGCAAACTCAAGCGTTTTAAAGATTTGGCGAGCGGTTGCGGTTTCGATAAAAGCTGGAGCTTCCACAAATTCACGAGCTTGTACTTCTTTTTCTCAAATAAGCGGTCAATTTCGCTTCTAAATTGCAATATCGCCTTGATAGTTACCGTTGAGGTAGGCTGATAATGCGCCTGCATTAATCCCTGCTTCTTTGCCAACTTTGCTTGGCTTGTATTGGTATCAGCAAGGTGCTTTTTGATTTTGTTAATTAATTCCATGTTTAAACTCCGTTTAAATGTTCGTTTAAATGTTTAAATACTGTTTAAAGCATTGTGATTATTTGCTTTTCATCGCAACAGCTTTCATAAACGCTTGCTCAAATTCGCTAATCTCTTCTTCCTCTTCTTCAACCACTTGTACCGTTTGCACTTTGCGCATTACGTTGCCGTCTTTGATTGCCATTTCGATGATATTCGGCTGAAGTTTTGGTTCTTCCTTCACTTCTGGCTGGAATTGAGCAACCTCATTGGCTTCCATCAATGCCATATCTTTTGCAATACGATTTGTATTTTAACAATACGATCACGTAAGCGTTTTGTGTGCGTGCGGCAGAGGTATCTCCAAAGGCTTTCGCTTCATTACATTGCGCTTCGGCTAAGAACACACCGTCTAAGCTGTACACATACACGGTTTCGTGTAGTTTCTCGGGGTCAAACCGTACAACCACTTCTTTGTGGTGTGTACCTCGCAGACTTTCTGCGAAATAGTTGTTGGTTCTGCCGTACAACTTGCCACCAGCGTTGAGCGTAAACTCACCATTTTCGTTAAGCGTTGTTTTTCGCTGGTCAGCATTAACATTCTTAACTGCTCAGGGCTGGCTTTTCGCACTGTTGCTTGGGCGTAATCTCTCGCAAAACTTGGTCAAAGCTGAAAATGCCTTGGCAAATTTCGGTGTTTCGCCCCTCTCTAGTGTTGAAAATTTCAATTCCTCTCGCCAGAGCTTGCATAAATACTTCGTAATCAACCCCATCTTTACCGCCGTTATAGTTGTCGGGCTTGTCATACACATTCGCACCGGCATAAAACCCTGCTAAAGCCGGGTCTTTATCTACCAACTCCCCGACACCGCCGTGACTAAATGCACGTTCAATCGGTTTTGCTTGTCCGTGACCTGTGCCGGCGATTACGCTCGTCCAGTGCAACTGAATACCGAGTAAGGGATAATCCCTTTTGGGTCATCAGGCTTCACTTTGAAGCGGTAACGGTTCGGCACACCGCCTGTCATCCATTTATTTGCTGCTGCTCGGGTATTATCTATCGTGATATGGCGTGGTATGCCGTATTTGTAGATCACATCCATTAGTGCATAGCGTATGCTGTCGGTGTTTTCGCTAATATCGCAGCGGTAGCCCAATATTTTCGGGTGCGAATGTCTTGCCAGAACCACGTCTTCGGTCGAACAATTTCGCCGTTTTTCCACCGCACAAATACGTTATGCTGATAGCCGTCCCCGTTAATCCATTCCATTGCTTGAATATCTGCAACAGTTCGTTTCAAACTTGGTACTAATTGAGTAAGGGCATATTCGCCATCTCGTTTTAGCACTTGCACTTCATACGGCACATCGCTCTCTAATTTGCGTTGTACAGTTTGCTTGCTCGGGATTTTCCACCCCATTTCTTGCGCCGAACGTTTAAGACGTTCATAACAAGCGGCAAGAGTTGGTTTTTCTTGTCTGAGATAATCAGCCAAGAACACGTCCCAAGCCTCTAAATCAAACTCGGCTTTTAAGTTATCTTTTGCTGTTTTGCCACTGCGAGTTAGCAGAACCGCCAGCCAGTCTGATTGTTCAAAGTTGCGTACTTTGTAATACCAATTTTTAAAGAACCGATTGAAACCGTTTGGGCTGTTGCCACAATTTCGAGAGCTTCCATTAATGGCGTTTTCTCTCTCACTAAGTTTTCCACTGCTACACAAGCGTGGTATTTAGTTTCTGCTTTGCTTTTCTGTTTAGCGTTTGCTTTATCAAACGGTTGCCAGAGTGCTTCTTTTACATAGCGTTCAGCTTTGCCTTTTTCGGACTTATCCGCCACGCTGATTTCTGTTTTTAGGCTCTTTGCATATTGAATTTTGAGAGCCTGTTGGGTTTCTGGGGGAAGGCTTGAGAGGTGGTATTCGTATGCTTTACCTCTAACTCCTTCTTTTTGCTGCTTTACCCATTGTTCTCTGTCGGCTTTTTCATTATTCCCCGATCTGAGCTTGGCAAACATTGCAACCCCAAAAGTTCCTGAATTGAAAACCATTCTTTCATTTCAGTTCCTCTCTAGTTTCTATAAATAACGAGATGGCCAGATTTCTTGAGGTGTTTTACCGATTGCGTCAGCAATAATTCTTTCCCCTTTGGATAACGTCTTTCTAAAGCGTTATTCAGCGTAGTTGGCTTTAAGCCATTTTTACTGATAACGCAGAGATGGATGTTCCTGCTTTACGCACCGCAGCAACAATATCTGCACGGTGCATATCTTCTCTTTTGCTTTTTTCCATATCAGTGGTATCCTTTGCGATTAACTAACTAAAATCATTTACTTGTTTAAGTAACTTGAAACGAACTATAAACCTCTTTTGATAAGAACTCAAGTGTTCTTTTCAAATATTTTTAGTTCTTTTAAGTTTCTTATATATATCAATAAGTTACATTCAAAAGAATTTTAAAGAACTAAGTTCGTTACAAGGTGGTTTTATGAAGAACTCAAAAGAATGGTTTTCAGTAAGTGAGTTACTTTCTGAAAAATTAGAAGATCTACCAAAGACAGATAAAGGTATTAGTAAGAAAGCTGATAGAGAGCAGTGGGAAAAAAGACAAAGAGCTGGAGTGAAAGGAAAAACATTCGAGTATCACTATTCATCACTACCTGAAAGCGTGCAGTTGGCACTGGGTTTTGAACCAAGTATGAAATCATTAGAACAATCAAAGCCAATGCCTGCATTAACTGCTGCACAAAGTGCAGATAGTTTAGAGCATGTACCGTTTTATAATATTACAGCTTCAGCGGGCTTTACTGCGATTAGCGAGGGGACGTATGCGCCTGATGACTACATAGGGCTAAGCAAGCGCTGGCTTAACCTGAGAGGGTTTTATTTAAATCAGTTAGCATTTATTACGGCTTCAGGCGATTCAATGTATCCGACAATATCTGATGGGGATATGCTTTAG